TAAAAGCGGCGATGCCGATAAAAAAATGCTTATCGCCGAGTGGGGATTGAAGATCTCTGCGGAGAATGCTCACGGCTTGGCCGCTGACTTGGTTACTTCTTAACAGTAAGCAACGGGAAGGGCCAGAGAAATCTGGCCCTTTTTTTAAATGATTCACAAAAGACTATTGAGCGAAAACAAAGATCAAGGCATCACCCGCTACTGGCATGAGAATGCCGAAACCGGCGATGTGACCATTGAGACTGAACAAGATGTGACTGCGGTCATTGAGGCCAATAAGGGCATCTATAACGCTGTGGACGGCAAGGCCAACTGGAATGGTGAGTGGCACTTGGTGGCATCCATCCCCGAGGCTCTTTACTACAAGATGAAGGCCGAGGGCAAGATTGATGATCAAGAGTACATGAAGCGCTGGCTCAACGATCCTGACAATCAATTTTTTAGAACACGACCAGGGAAAGTATGAACTACATTGCGGTCTGCACTCCGGCACGGGACATGGTTCACACCATGTACAGCTACGACTTGGTGAACATGGTTGCGTATCACACGATCAACACCAATGACGCTGTGAGCCTCAAGATCTCTCAAGGCACTTTGATTGCAAACCAGAGGGCAGAGTTGTCACTGGATGCGATGGCCGAGGGATGTACACACATCCTGTTCATTGACTCTGACATGCGATTTCCGCAAGACATGATTGAGCGACTTCTCAAGCATGACCTTGACATCGTGGCGACCAACTGCGCACGGCGTAGAATGCCCACTGGCCCGACAGCGCAACTGTACAAAGAGAACGGCGAGAGGGAATTGGTCTGGACGATGCCAGAGTCCACCGGCCTGCAAGAGGTGGGGTCTGTGGGGATGGGTGTAATGCTCATCAAGGCCAATGTCTTTGCGGCACTGGCCGAGCCTTGGTTTGAGACACCTTGGCGCGTGGACAAAAGAGGCTATATCGGTGAGGATGTCTTTTTCTGTCAGAAAGCAGCGGCTGCTGGCTTTAAAATATGGATTGATCACGATGTCTCCAAAGAGATTGGCCATATCGGGACTTTTGAATTCAAGCATGACCACACCTGGGTGATGAAAGAAATAAAGGCAGTCTGATGGCTCTGACAACCTACACCGAATTGAAGGCATCCATTGCAGACTGGCTCAATCGGTCAGACCTGACGGCGGCCATCCCTGACTTCATCTCTCTGGCCGAGGCGCAGATGGAACGCACGCTGCGCACCAGACAGATGATCGTCAGGGCCAACGCCTCATTCAATGCCGAGTACGGCGCAACGCCGAATGACTTTTTGGAGGTCAAGTCCTTCAAATTGAGTGGCACTAATCCAGTTACCCCGCTGTCGTTTATGACGATAGATGCGCTGGATGCAGAGGCAACAAAATTCACAGCCAGCGGCAGGCCAAGTTTCTTTGGCGTGGTCGGCCAACAGTTCAGACTTGTGCCAACACCAGACTCCAACTATGCGACTGAGTTGACTTACTACGCAAAGTTGTCAAAGTTGTCAAACTCTGTGGCCACCAACTTTATTTTGGAGTCCAGCCCTGACGCGTATTTGTACGGAAGTCTGCTGCAAGCTGCGCCATACCTTCAAGATGACAATAGAATTCAGGTGTGGGCAACGCTGTACGAGCGTGCCTTAAATGACCTGCAAGTCGCTGATGACCGAGGTGCGACATCAGGCGGTGCGCTTTTAACCCGTGCAAAGACTTTTGGATGAATATGATTACCACCACCAAAGGCGAGATGGACGAGTCACTGCTTGAAAAGCGTGAGGGGTCATTGGATAACGATACCGAGACAACGACTTGGGTCGAGTACTGGCTGGGCGAAGAGTTGGTGCATCGATCCGTCCACATGGCGCTCAAGCGCAGTGTTTTTGCTGATGGCATTACTGAACAAATTTAAGGAAATAGATCATGGCAAATACTCAGGCAATGTGTACAAGTTTCAAAGGTGAACTGCTGGTCGGTCATCACAACTTTGGCACTGGCGTCATCCGTGCAGCAACGACTGCCGACACCTTCAAGGCTGCGCTGTACTTGGCCAGCGCCACTGTCAATGCGGCCACCACAGCGTACAGTTCCACCAACGAGGTGACAGGTACTGGCTACACTGCCGGCGGCGTCACAGTGACCTTTGGCACTGCCCCAAGCACTAGCGGCACGACAGCCTTTGTGACCCCCAGCGCCAGCATCAGCTATAGCGCTGTCACGCTGTCCACGGCCTTTGATGCTGTCCTGATCTACAACAGCACTCAGTCGAATAAGGCGGTCAGCGTCCACACCTTTGGCTCACAGACTGTGACCGCTGGAACATTCACGCTGACCATGCCAACCAATGACGCCAGCACCGGCCTGATCCGGCTGGCTTAACCAAGGGGCAGCGGCATGGCTGCTTATGGAACGGGCTATTACGGCCTTGGTGCTTATGGCATAGGCAATGTTGTCATCAGCGGCAACCAGGCGACTAGTGCTGCTGGTAACTTGCTGGCTGGCAGGTCTGTCCAAGAAGACGGGACAATTGCCACAGGCAATGTCGGCACAGTCGGGCTGACTGTATCCATTGCCATCACGGGTAATGCGGCCACCTGCGCTGTCGGCTCGGTCTTGGCGGTAGCAAGTCAAGCAGTCACCGGCAATGCGGCGACTTTGGCAGTTGGCAGCGTTACCCCGAGTTTTTCATTTGCTGCCACCGGAAACACGGCCACAGGCTCTGTCGGCTCTGTCAGTGTCACCAGCACGAAAGCGGTCACCGGCAATGTGGCCACAGGTGCTGTGGAGACGATGCCGAGTGAGGTCATCACTTTCCAAGCGATCACAGGCAACGGCGCAACGGGATCAGTTGGCAGTGTCAGTAATGTCATCACAATTGCATTGACAGGCAACAGCGCCACAGGGTCTGTCGGCATCATCTTTGGCTTTGGCTGGGGTGCGATACCCGACAGCGCAGAAACTTACACACCGATCAGCGACAGTGCAGAAACTTGGACTGCAATCGTTGATAATTCAGAGACTTGGACACCTATTTAGGAGCACTCAATGGCAGATACCACCACCACCAACCTACTGCTGACGAAGCCAGAGGTAGGCGCATCGACAGACACCTGGGGGACGAAGATCAACACCGACCTAGACTCGGTGGACGCCATTTTTGCGGCAGCCGGTACAGGCACATCTGTTGGCTTGAATGTCGGCGCGGGTAAGGTTTTGACTGTTGGCGGGATTGCATCTCATGCAGCAGGCTCTGCGGCTGCGCCAACCATTACAGCCACAGGCGACACAAACACCGGCATCTTCTTCCCTGCGGCTGACACCATTGCTTTTGCTGAAGGTGGTGCGGAGGCTATGCGTATCGATTCCAGCGGCAATGTGGGGATTGGGACGGCTTCGCCAGCAAGCAAGTTAGACATAAATACCGGCGGCTCAAGTGGCACACAAGACTTGATAACTCTGTCAGGTCTAGATAATGCCTCGACAAAACAGACCTATGCCACTATTCGCATGGGTATTGAAAATAGCACTGCTGGCTCAGAACAAGGAAACCTGCATCTTCAAACAGTTGAGTCTGGAACTGTTAGAGATAGAATTTTATTAAACGGTTCTGGTTACCAAGCGTTTTCTAATGGTGGTACAGAACGCATGCGTATCGACTCCAGCGGTAATGTGGGGATTGGGACGAGTTCGCCTGCAAGCAAGTTAGATATTTCAGACACATCCGCTAATGGCTTTCGTATAAGCGGGGCAGGTGACCACGCATTAGGATTTACTGGGTACTCAGGAAATTCTGCAACACAGATTTTTTCAATTAGAAATGATGGAAACTCTAATGTATATATAAACACACAAAACAGCGTACCGCTTAATTTTGGAGTTTCTACGGGAACAACATTTGGGTCAACAACTTCGCACATGCGTATCGACTCCAGCGGCAATGTGGGGGTTGGGACTACAAGTGCCGTCAGCACATTAAATCTTGTGCGCCCAGCAGATACCGCAAACTATATTTATATGTTACGCAGCGGGCAGATAGAAGCCACGATGGGTTTTTCTGCTACGGAAGGTCGGTTTTATATTGGCACAGGATCAACGGTAATTGGTACTTATGGCGTTTACCAAAACAACACTGGAAATAGTTGGATTTCTGTTTCTGATGAACGCAAAAAAGATATTATTGAGCCAATTACTGGCGCAGTCGAAAAAGTGTCTGGGCTACGAGCGGTAATCGGCAAATACAAACACGATGTAGAAAGTAAGCGGCGATCTTTTCTTGTTGCACAAGATGTTCTGGCTGTTTTTCCTGAAGCGGTTGACGCAGAAAACGCAGAAGACCTTGGTTTATCCTATACCGACATGGTGCCGCTTTTGGTTGCAGCCATCCAAGAACTTAAAGCCATCGTAGATACACAAGCAGCACGCATCACCGCACTGGAGGCAGCATGAATATCACCATCAACCAACTAAACCGCGAAGCCTCAACAGGCATCATTACCACAGTCCATTGGAGTGCATCCAAAACTTCTGGTGAGCACACAGCATCCAGCTATGGCTCTGTCGGCCTCACTGCTGGCGACACTGTTATTCCGTTTGCCGAT